TGTTGCCGTTGCTTTTGCGTTTGCCGTGGCCGTTCCCGTAGCAGTCGCCGTCGCTGTAGCGGTCGGCGTCGCCCCTCCAAGCAGTGGGACGGACATGCCTACGCCAATAGCTGTCCCTGACATAGTAGCCGCTGCTGCTGGAGCAGTGCCCGTCGCAGTGATCGGATAATCGAATACGCCGATAGTGCCGGTCGTAGTAGCGTTGGTTCCATTGGCGACTGAGTTGAATGTTGTAAAGTTAGAATAGGTGATGTTGGCGGACGGATTACACAACGCGGTCAACAACGTATCGGATAATGTTGAGGCTTGTGCTGGTGCTACTACGGTAGACGCGGCACCATTATTTCCGCCCGCCGCGCTACCGTCTACCTGACAACCATTCAAGCCGCTCACAGCGGAAGTGAGCCACACATTTCCACTGTTGCCAACCCAGTTCACCGTAACAGTCGTCGGGTCTCCTGTGAGCCACTGATGTAGCATCAGGGAGCAACTACCCGCTACCGTGTCGGTTTGCGTAAGAGCAAGACTATACCCCGCCGGTGGTGTGACAGCGCCAGAGGACGCGGGCCTGTCCAACACAATTGCCACGCAGTCGTTGTTAGCAATTCCACTCGGCAGGGTTACGGGCTGCGAATTTACGGGTGTTGCTTGATTCCCGCTCGTCGGTGTTCCATGCGGACTCCCCGGAGCCTGCACGTCCGCCTTCATGGCGATTGCGAGTCCCTGAGAAGTAGCCGCGCTCGTCCATCCCCACAACGAGGTCAGTGCGGTCGGCGTCTTGCCTGTCACGGTTGCGCCGGTAAAGAGCGAAGGCGAGGTTGTTCCGTTATCGCCGTTTATCCAGTTCAAGCTAGGCCCGCTGGTTGGCGTGCGTGAGGAAGGAACCGCGAGGAAGCCGAGTAGCAAGTCTGTCTGAACGGTATTCGCGGGAGCCGCCGTGCTACCCGATGTGGCGCTCGCGTTCGCTAGCTTGCTGCAAGCATCAAACACACTCGCGCCGCTTTCCTCATATATCTCAATCGACGTGGCAGGATTTCCCGCTGAGAGAGTGTCAGTGATCGTAGTTGCGGCTGTCGAGGTCTGCGTGCAGGTCACAATTGTTGAGTCAGGACTAGTGCCCGTCTCGGTACAAGCTGCTCGCGCCGTACAGACGCCGTTATTGCTGGTAATCGTGTGCGTCGCGCTCGCGCTGATCGAACTTGCCTCGACGATGATAGTATTCCCGCTGACCGGGCTTCCAGCGAATGCGCAGGTGGTTACCGAGCCACTCGGCGTCTGAGCGTTGCATTGTTTGTGCTGAACGATCTGCGGGCCATCGACGGCAACCTGAGCTAGCGACCACGCGGGCATTAGGCAGATAAAAGCTAGGATGAGTATTAAGCGTTTCACAGTAATGGCCCCAACGCCGCCGCGAGATTCGGCGCATAGTGAGAGTACCCCACGTCATTTGGATGAGTGCCATCGACGAAGTTTGCGGCATTATTCGGCACCAACGGCAATCCATTGATTACCGGATACCCCGCCGCCGTACATACGTTCGTGATCGCGGTGCGGAAATCGGCGAGAGTATTACCATTCGCGTTCGGCTGTCCTTCACCAATATTCCAGATCGGTGTCACGCAGATGATTTTCGGCGCTCCCTCCGGCGATGCCGCAAGCGTGTTGAGCAGGTTCGTATAGTTCGTCTGGAAGGTCGCAAGCGAGTTGCTAAAACTCCAATCGTTCACACCAAGCAGAATCACATCATCGCGCGCATCCAGATTAGCGATTGCCGTCGCATCCATCGCGGGGATTTGCACACCGGCAAATACCTCTCCGCTAATCGACGCGCCACCGTAGCTGTAGTTCTGAACGAACCATGTCGGTTGTAAATTGGTCAGGCGTCCGATCATGGCGAGGCGGGACTGACTCGCGGACGTGCCGACCATGATCGAGTCACCCGCGAAGGTGATTACGCGATTCTGCGCCCAAGAACACGCGGGCGTTACCAGAAGGGCGAGCAGCACGTATAGCGCGAGTCGCTTCACTTCAAAATCCCCAACTTCACCGCGATGATTACCAAAAGCCCCGCGACGACATTTATCGCGATGTACAGCCCGTTCATCCGCATTTCGGGGGTCGGGGTCAACGGACTAGAAACCACGCAGGACAAAATTCGTCCAAGCATCGACGTTTGGGTCGAAGTCTAGCGGCACTCGCCACGTTCCACGTCGCAGAATCAGCCGAATATCCTCAATCCCCCTGTCGTTTCTGATTGCTTTGGGTATCTTGGACTCGAAGATCGTCCGCTCCTGATTGGACACGTTGCGCCAGTACGCGGCTTTCTCAAGGTTGCCTTCTCGTACCGCCTTACCGGACTGATTCGATGCAAGCTGGCTCATGGCTCCCGACCGGATGGTGTCGGGGTCTATCGTCGGAGGCAGGAAGTCCTCCCCTTGCAGAATCTTCGGGGTCGCATAGTACGTGTAGTGAACCGTCACCGATTGTGTAGGAGGCGGGTAAATCTCCACCTGCTTGGGTACTCCGGTCTGATCCAGGTTGGAGTTCATCTCCGCTACGAACTGGGGATATGTCGATACCAAGAATCGGCTGGGCACCATCATGTTCAACTGGTCTTCGCTCACAACCGTAAGGGGCCGAAACACGAAGTCGCACATGAACACGCCCAACTGTCGCGCATCCGGCTGTAGAGCAAAGAATCGGGGCAGTACATAGAACGAGACGCCCGCTTGAACCACCGGAGGCGGCGGAGGCGGCGAAGTTACCAGAAACGAGTTGTCGAAGGCGAAGGGAGTGGTCAATACGAGCGTTCCCAGCCCCGTAGCGGGGTCAACGTAGGCTTCTGCTATCTCGTACCAGGTAATTCCAATCTGAGGCCGAAAAAACAGCCCTGTGAAGCCGTCAGGCCATCCCAAAAACTTGCTGGCTTGGCAAGCGGCTAACGCCGTAGCGTCGAGTGTGATGATAGGCGAATCGAAAGTAATAGTGCATGTACCGCTCTGGATGGGAGCGGGCATGTAAAGAGTTCCGAATTTACGAAGGTGACGGAATTTCGCTCGCGACGTGAGTTCGGCGTATGCCTGCCCCGCAAACTGGGCGGCTAATTCATAGCCTGCATCGAGGCCAAGTTGGGCAACGGCTTGACGAGTGACATCGGCGATTTGCACACTGTTCTACTTCTTCTTTTTCTTTTTGGTGGGGATCAGCTTGTTCATTGCGAACTTGGACTTAACGCCCTTGCCGAACGGGCTACCGCTGTCCTTGGAACCGCTCATATTACCGGCGGCGATCTTCTTCTTGAGCTTGGCGTTCTTTTTCATATGCCCTTCTTGCCGGTGTCCGTCGCCTTGTTCTTGGTGTCCATGCCCCCAAATCCGCGTTTCTCGATACGAGCCTGCGGCGGATCGGTATCCTCACGATCCCGCTCACGATCCTTTTGGGCTACAAATGCCTTCTGCGCTTTGGTTTCCTGAGCCATTTACTTGTACAGCAGTATGTACCCTGGATTCAGGTTCGTGCAACTCGACAGCAACACGCCGACTTCCTGATCGACGGTACCAGCCGAGTAGGTCGTCATGCCGCCTACGATGCTCGCTGACACCTGCATCTTCGTGCCACGAGCGATGGTTCCGTCGCAGACTGCCTGCGCGATGCCATTAATCTGTATAAGCGCAATCTGCCCTGCGCCAGGGTTTACGCTGTATCCCGTGATCTGCCCAGCAGCCCCCGGCACACCTGCTCCCACCACAACGCCGATGACGTTGGTGGCCGCAGAAGGCGCAAAGACGACCTGATTGTCGTTGGCGGTGTCCGGCACTACGAATTGGCCGATGGTCAGCGCCGCCGTCGCCTTGAGACGTACTATCCGCCCTCCAATCAGCCCTCCATTGGCAGGGTCAGGGCCGATATATCCAAAGTTGGTAGTCATGCTTCGGACTGGCACCGGAGACGGAACGGCAACCGGGGTGCCCGTCGCTGTAGACGTAGCGGTCGCGGTGGCCGTCTGCGCTTGCGATAACGCGGGCGAGAGCAACAGGCCCAGTAGAATCAGAAAAGTGTAATTACGGCATCGCATTGGGTGCCTTCCCCACGTCAGCAGCAGCCTTGGCATCCGCATCAGCCTTGGCCTTTGCGGGATCGACCGGAACCTTTGCCGCACTCGCGGCAGCAGCCGCATCTTTCGCAGCCTGATCGGATACAGCCTTTGCCGCCGCCGCCTTGCCAGCAGCTTCCTTCGCCACCGCAGCCGCCTTGTCTGCCGCGTCTTTGGCCACCTTCGCGGCCATCAGTTTCGCATGTCCCTTGCAGACGTAATAGTCGCTTTCGTGGACGACCTCCAAGCCTTTGGCCTTGACGATCTCCGCGACTTGTTCCATCAACCCTGCTTGATGCAGATGCAGGATCGCGTTGTCGTGAATCAGGTTTCCGTTCATCAGCGAGTCCGGGATCTGTTGTGCTGTAGATTCCATGATTACTCCTTAGAAGCCGACCGAACTGCCGTAAACTCCACGGTAATCGCCCGCGCGGGTTGCGAACCGCTGATAAACGGTGTGATCCGACGCTTCGATGAACGGATCGTCGAACGTGCGGCTACGCGGTCGGTCGCGCCACATGAACTCCAGATCGACTTCCTCAATCGGGGCCATGAGCACCCAGTCCTGAGTCCGTAGCAGGAAGCGGCTCACTCCCCACTGCAAGCCGTCCGCGGGTAGCGCGTTTGTGTCGTTGTTGGCGGTGCCGGGTTTGCCGCTCGATCCGAGCAGTTCCCTTGCGAGATACCGATTTGTCTGATGAATCAACAGACGGGTCGCGGTAACGCTAATCGGCAGACTGTTTTCGTCGTTCAGGCCGTCGAAGTTGGTCATTCCCGCCTGAATGGCGAGTTGCGAAAGAGTCACGTCCGGCGAGGGCCGGTTGGCCTGTACCGCCTGATCGCCGATGTTCACATGCGCGGTATTGAACAGGGTTGCGTTGTCGTAGCCGGTATTGACCGAGAATCCGTTGTTGATGAGCGAGAACGCCTGCACTTCCTGTCGGGTGCGGTTGTTTCGGGCCATACTCGACCACATCTCGCCCATCACTCCGTACTTGTCATCCCGCCACATTTCCCAAGTCACGCTGAACAGAAACCCATAGGGAGTCGCCGTGACCTGAAAGCTCGATCCAAGAGTCGGCAGCACCGGCACGAACTGCTGGCCTTCCGGCTTCACCGGCTCGGAACCGACACCCGAAATCTTGTCCGAGATGTACGGGTTGGTCTCCATGTCCATCGACTTGAACCAGACCGGCCAGAGTCGGGGGTAACTTTTGCCCACGTTCACTAAAAACGTCTGATATTGTGTGGAAAGGGTGGCCGCAAAGGCCGACGTTACGGCTGGCATCTATTTAACCTCGTTCGCGAAGATAGAGAATTGCTTTCTCCAGAAGTTCGGGACTATCCCGAAAATAACCAAGTCCGTGATTGCAAAGTCGGCACAGTAGGCCGCGAAATTTTCCAGTCTTGTGATTATGGTCAATGTCCATTCGCGCGCTTCGCCCGCAAAGTTCACACGGTCCAACGTCGAGAACGGCGAGTAACTTTCGCGCATTCTCTTCG